CGTTTGTAAAACATTTTATAATAACTGGTAATACTGTTGCTGATGCCTATACAGTAGGAACACATATTGCTGGATATTTTAATACAACAAGTGCAATAGATGCTATTCAATTTAAAATGGCTTCAGGAAACATAGACGCTGGATCAATCTCACTATACGGGGTAAATTAATTAACAACAATAACAACAATAAATAGGAGAAACAAACATGCCAAGATATAAAATGGTCAACGGTGAAAGAATACAATTCACTGCAGCTGAGGAAACAGCTAGAGATAACGAAGAAACAGCTTGGGGCAATGCAGCTCCTGCTAGAGCTTTGGCTGAACTTAGATCTAAAAGAGATGATCTTTTAAAAGCATACGATTGGGAAATTTTATCAGAACTTGAAAAAGGTAATGATATTTCAGATGATATGAGAACTTATAGACAAGCTCTTAGAGATCTTCCTGATGGTAAAGATACAGTTGCTAAGTGTACAAACGCTACATGGCCAACTAAACCATAATTAAATGGCTAAACGCAAAGCCCTTATGGGGGTTAGCAATTTTGTAAGACAGACTAAAAAGAAAAGACCTGGAAGACATAATAAAAAATATAATAAAAATGTTCCTGGGAGATCTAAAAACAAAGGACAGGGAAAATAATGGCAACAACATTACCAACAGGTGCATTAGCACCATCACAAAAAGAACAGACTGGCAGTAAATCTGCAGTTAGTTTAATTGATTCGTTATTAAGTACACCTACATTAGCTACTGGAACATCAGTTAGTCCGCAAGCTCAAAATATACAAAGTAATGAGTTAATGACAACTCCAGGAGTAACTGGAACTGTAGCAGCTACAGCAGGTGCAGCATCTGCCCCAACTGCAACACTTGCAACTCCAGCAACAAGTACTTCCGTAGGAGGAGTTACAGCACAAACTGCTGGACAATATTCCGCAGATACTAGCGGAACAGCATCATCAATGACGGGAGCACAGGGAACAGTTACTGCTCCTATGACCGCTGCTCAACAATCACTTGCTACTTTAGATCCAAAAGCTACAGTACAAGGACAACTTGCTAGTATATCTACTGACATAGAGGCATCTCTTGCATCAGGCTCACCATTACCTGCGTTTGCTAGAGGAGCAGCAGAAGCTGCAAAAGCAACTATGCAAGCTAGAGGTTTAGGTTCTTCAACAATGTTAGCTGAAGCATTGGCAGAAGGTATTTTAAAATCATCAGTACCAATTGCTGCTGCAGATGCACAAACATACAAAGAAGTTATATTTCAAAACTTATCTAATAATCAACAAGCTGCTGTTGTAAACGCACAATCATATTTACAAATGGATATGGCTAATTTATCCAATACACAGCAAGCTAGTTTACAAAATTTACAAGCTCAACAACAAAAGTTATTAAGTGATAATGCTGCTAGAAATGCTGCATTACAATTTAATGCAACAAGTACAAATCAAGTTAATCAATTTTATGATAACTTAAATACAAATATTCAAACACAAAACGCAACAAGAGCAGATGCAATTTCCCAATATAATAATTCTGAAGCAAATAAAGTTTCTGCATTAAATGCTAAAAACCAAACTGCAATTGCTGATGCAAATGCACAAAGAGAAACAGCTATATCACAATTTAATTCAACAATTGAGGATCAAAGAGAAAGATTTAATATTGAGAACCAAAGAGTTATAGATCAATCAAATGCAGTATGGAGAAGACAAGTTAATACAGCAAATACATCTGCAGTTAATGCTGCAAATGAAACTAATGCTATGAATTTATTAAACTTAAGTAATTTTGCTATGTCTGCAATGTGGCAGCAATGGAGAGATGAAGCATCTTGGGTTAATACAACATCTGAAAATGAATTAAATAGAAATCATAACTTAGCTGTTGCAGCCTTAGAAAGAACTACAGCTTTTGATTTACAAAATAGTGCACAAAAATCTGCACTGTATGCTATGCTAGGATCATTTGGTATGAATGCATTTACAAAATATATAACCCCATAATAATTAATAACAGGAGATAAAAATGTCAACAGATTCTAAATTAACAAAAATATTTACAAACGCATCTAGAAATTTAGTTAATAACACATTACCTGAATGGGGTATTGGTACTAATCAATCTAAATTTGTAGATTTAAAAAAACTTAAAGAATCTATGAAAGATAGCGCAAACCCTGCTGAACTTATGAAAGCATATCAATTACAAAAAGAAATTGTATCTAGTGCGGGTAAAATAAGTTTTGCAAATGCTAAAGTAGGAATAGGACAAAGTAGAGATTTTAAATCAGGTAGAGTTAGTGGACCATCAGTAACAGATCCTAAAAAATTTAAAAGGGCTAATCGAGAAAGAATGAAAGAATTTTTAATATCACAAGCATACACAGCAAGGAGTAAAAAAACATGAAGCTAACATCTGATAACACAGCATCACCTGAAGTAGATCCTTTTAATGCACCAATTCCAGGACAATCATTAACTGATGAGCCAGGTAATTATCCTTGGGAGCACCCACCAAAACATGATGATCCTGAGAAATTATTAGATGTATTATGGGATACATTAACTCAAAAAGAAGCTGTTGAAGAAATATTAGTTATGCTAGACGCAGGAGTTCCTGTTGAAGCTATTGCAAGAGTATTAGTTTTTACAGGTTTTGCTGAGGGAGAATATAATCCTGATGTAGGTTTTATGATTGTAGAACCTTTAATGGAAATGATAACTGCGATTGGTATAAAAGCAGGAATTAAAAATTTAAAAATTACATTAAAAGATATTTCAAATAAAAAATTTAAAAAAACAATGGCACAATTAAAGGTTGCTAATAAAGAAACAGAAAATAATAATGGTCCAATGATGCCTGCCGAAGAAGCACTACCTTCTCCAGCATTAGGTGGATTATTATCTAAACCACAGGAGAGTGAATAATGGCATTTTTAGTACCTTTTGTTACAGGGGCTTTAACTGAGTTAGAGATTAAAAGAAAGCAAAGTGATGCAAGAGCAAATGATATCATTAGTAATGTTGGTGAAAAAGTTCTTAATGAAATTGATCAAGAGGAAAAATTAATTCAAAAAGCTAATTCTTTTAAAAAACAATACGCTATAAATTATGGTGAGCAAACTGCAGCTGTACTAGACTCTGCAGGAGTATTTGATAATCCGACAGATGTAGGTATTAATAATGCTTTAATTAGATTTTTTGGTACAGAAAAATATAACCTAGATAATTTTAAAACTAAAGTAGAAAGTAAAGCTAAAGAAGATCCTAAAAAATTTGAAGACTTAACAGCAGGTTCTTTTATTGGAACTAGAAAAACAAATGTTAGAGAGAGAAAAGATTTTGTAGCTGATAACTTTTCTAATACTCCAAATGTAAGAGATTTATTATTAAGTGATAAACAAAAAGAATATACAGGTGTTAGAAAATTAATTCTTGGAAATAGAATAGAGGCAGGACAAGAAACATCTGCAACTTCTAATTTATTAGAAGCAACAAAAGTAAATCAAACAGAGTTACCTATAATAAGTACTTCTTTTAGGGATGAATTTGGAATAACTTTACCTAAAGAAGCCGAATCATTTTACACTAAAGAAGATATTTTTAAATTAAAAGATAAAGCCTTAACAGAGTTTAATAATAACTATAAAAATCCAGTAACAAAATCAGTTATTGAAAGTAATTTTAAACCTAAAGAAAAAGTAGCACTTGAAAAGTACAATAAATTACCAGCAGCAGATAAAAGAAAATATTTATTAGAGCAATATCAATCTGATTATATTAATAGAGATTTACAAACTCAAGTTGAGCAAAATGTTCCTGGAGCTGCAAATGAATTACAAACTAGAAATTTAAATTCGGCTACTAGCATAGCTCAGCGAGCATTAAAAAGAATAAATGATTTAGAAGAATTAAGTAAAACATCTTCAATACCAGACAATACAGGTACTAATGTTTTTGATCCCTATGATGCAACTTTAGATATTGAAAAAATTAGATCCCTTGCAAAACAACAAATTATAAATTTAGGAATTGACCCAACAGACGTAGGTATCTAATATGGCAAACATATTTGATCAAATTGGTCCAGCAACACCTAAAAAAGAAAACGAAGGTGATACACCAATAAATTTTAATGATATAGGTCCTAACACTAGTACATTTAATATTAGTGAAACTGGGGATATTAAATTAGATAGATACACAACACAGTCTGATGGTATGTCAGAGATTGGACCTGCAGATTTTGATGGAAATAAATCTTGGTTTGATGCATTTAGTTATGGTGCTAAGCTAGGTTTTACAGATACTTATCGTGGTGTAAAACAAATGGCAGGAATTAATAAAGAAGAAATGCAAGCCCAGCAAAAAGAATTATATGCAAGAATGCAAGATGATGATTATGGATTTTGGACTACTGCAGGATATTTTGGTGGTGCAATTTTAGATCCTGTAACATGGCTTTTGCCTTTTATGAAAGCTAAAACTGTATTACAAATGGCAAGATATGGTGCAGCTAGTGGGGCATTTTTTGGTGCAACAGGATACGTAGATGAAGATAGTATTTTAGATACAAGAACAAAACAAGCACTAGTAGGGGCAGTAGGTGGAACAATTGTAACACCACTTATAGGTAAAGCTGCTCAATATGTAACTGGTAGAAAATTAAAATCTGGTTTTATTTCTGAGGGAGATGTTAAAGTAAAATCATTAAATGATTCTACATTAAAAAGAGCTAGAGTTGTAGGTAGAATTGGTGAAGATCTCAATACAATTAAAATTAGAACTGATAAAGATATTGAATTAAAAAATCCAAGAATAATAAAAGATATACCTACACAAAATCAAGTTAATGCTAACCGAACACTAAGAGGTCCAAGATTTTTTTTAAATAATTATTTAGTAAAACCTTACCAAGATAAAATTGGAAAACCTACATTTGAATATTTAAAAAGTGGAACATATGGTGCAGAGCTTGGCACAGGATTTGCAGGAGCAATAGTTGCCCCACAATTTTTAGAAGAAGATGCAAGTTTATTAAGAAAATTTGGAGCTGCTGCTCTTGGATTTGCAGGAGGCGTATCAGGATTAGGGGTTACTAGAATAATTCCTAAAAAAGTTACAATGTTAAAAGGTTCACCTTCTGAGTATCAAAAATCTACAAATTTTAGAGAGTATCTAGCAAGAGCTATGGTAGATGACTATGGTTTATCCTTTGATGTTAAAAAAATGAAAATATTTGCAAGGGGAATGGAAAATAAACTTGCCGATAGATTTGTACAAATATCAGAAAGAATAGACGCATTAAGTACAGATGAGCAAAGATTACTTTTAAATTTAATGGAGGGTGATACTGTCTATGGTTATATCCCTCAAAAATTAAAAACTGTTTCAAAAGAATTTAGATTAGAAGTAACTAAATTAAGTCAAATGATGGTAGATTTTGGTTTAATAACTGCAGAGACAGCTAAATCAAACATTAAAACATACTTAAGAAGAACATATACAAAAGATGAAGCTCTTGCAAAAGTAGGTGACGAATTAAAACCAAGAGGATTTCATATAAGGGTAAGCAAAGCTGAATATATAAAACATTATAAAAAAGATATTGCTTATGAAATAAATGCAGGAAATGATAATAAGTTAATTAAAGCATTTAAAAAATTTAGATTAGAAGAACAAAAAAAAATTGGAACTAAAGAATACCAAGATATTGTTAATAAACTTATTAATAAAAATAAAATTAAAGATCATAAGGGTTGGGAAATATTTAATGTTGATCCAAGATCAGGTAATACAAAACTTAATAAAGTAATTGAGTCAGCTCCAGTTGGCAGTAAAGAATTTAATTCTGCGTTTAAAAAATTAAAAGATAATGATGAAATAGTTATTAGATGGCAATTAACAAAACAAGAAAGAAATTCAATAGGGCAAATTGAAAATGCAAGTTTAGCTATTGCAGAAACTGCAAGAATAATGGCAGGAGAATTAGGAAGAAATGCTTTTTATAATAAACTTGCTAAATCTTCTTATGCGTACATAAATCCAAGTAGAATTGAGATTGAAGATTTAAAGTTAGTAAAAATGCCTGATACTATTATTGAAAAAACAAAAAATAAAAAAGTATATGGAAATCTTGCAGGAAAATATCTACCTGAAGAAATTGCAGATAACATTGTTAGAACAAAAAATTATTATAATAAACAACCTAACGAATTTTACAAAAGATACAAACAATTAAATCAACTTTGGAAAGTTTCTAAAACTGCTTTTAACCCTACAGTACACGTAAATAATTCCCTAAGTAATATTATTTTATATGATCTTGTTGACGGAAATAATTTAATATCAAATTTAAGAACTTCCCATAATGCAATTATGGCAGCAGGCAGAGGAGAAAGATCTGAATTATATAACCTTGCTAAAAATTATAATGTTTTAGACAGTGATATAGTTACACAAGAATTACAAGAGATAACAAAATTTTTTAAAAAAAATCCTTATAAAGATATGAAATTAGGGGAAGATGAATTTAATAATTCTGTAAGTATTGGAAATATAATGTGGCAAAATTTTAAAAATACTGGTGGTGGATTATTTTCAGCTGCAGATGCTGCAGTTAAACTTTATAGATATGAAGATCAAGTTTTTAGAATTGCACTATTTAAAGATCGTTTATTAAAAGGCTATAGCATAGAAGATGCAGCACTCGATGCTAAAAAATCTTTTATTGACTATGATATTAATGCTCCACTAATAAATTGGTTAAGGAATGGGGCAACTCCGTTTTTAGCATACACTTATAGGGTAGTCCCTTTATTGGCAGAAACAGCTATTGTAAGACCGTGGAAGTATGCAAAATTTGGTGCACTTGCTTACGGTTTAAATGCAGCTGGAGGATACTTTGGTGGAGGGGATGAGACAGCAGAACGAGCAGCTTTTACAAAAGATAAAGAGGGACCAATTTTTGGTATACCCGCATTTCCCGAAAGAAATATAAAATTACCTGTACAAATTAATAATAATTCAGCTTATATAGATGTAACAAGATTTATACCAGGAGGAGACGTTTTAGAAGTAAGTAAATCTAATTTTACTAGAATTCCTGGACTACCTGCACCCCTTCAATTAAGTTTTGGTGTTGCAGGAGATGTTATACCTGCACTGTTTGGCTATGATTTATTTGCAGGTGGAAAGATAAAAGGGATTGGTGGAGACTATGCAACAGATTGGAAACAAAGAGGTAAAAAAATTATATCAAATATAACTCCAAACTTTCCGTTTTTTCCTGGGTCTTATAGCACTCAAAACATTGAAAGAGCAAGACTAGCACCTAAAGATTCTTCTCCATTTAGAAGTGATCGAACAGAATTAATGGAATTTTTTAGAAGTGTTGGATTTAAAGTTAATGAAGCTGATATAGAAAAACTAAGTGCACAAAAAGGTTTAGAGTTTCAAAAAAGAATAGCAGCTGAAAGAGAATTATTAACTGATTTAGCTAAGCAATTTAATAATAACAAAATTACAGAGCAAGAATATTTAAAGGGAGAAAAAAAACTTTTAAATAAAATGGAAAGAATAGTAAAAATATATGATAAACGTTTTGAAAAAATGGGATCATATTCACCAAAGGAGCCAAAAAGTATATTAGATGCAGTGAAAGATATTTCTAAGCAAACTGATATTCTTTTTAATAAGAAATAATTATGGCTAAGCAACCCAAAACAACTAGCGAACATATCATAGCAATTTACGGATATATAACTGGGTTGCAACGAGAAATAAAAACAATTAAGAATAATCACCTTCACCACATTCACCAAGACATTGA